GGGGCATTGCCTGCTAATGGTATATTTATACACCCCCATTAGCAGGTGTGATATCTTAAGCGTATCAAACTAATTACTTACAAACGAGTAATTGCGTTGGTGTTATTTTTATAGGTAACCACCCCTATAAATAAATTGGTTAAGGACAGAAGGAGCTGGGTCTGAAGACGCGGTATTAGTTCCTAAATATGTGGCACCACTCTTAAAAATTACAAAAGGTGGCGCTATAGAATGATAACCAAATCTAGTTTCATCAGTAAGCCCTACAAACAACTCGAATGAGAAATTAGCTGTTTTATCACGCGATAAGTTCGTGAACTGAAACAAAACTGAACCAAAATCTGCTTGCGCTACATTAACTGGCGCTGCGTTACTGTCAAAGTTGTAAAACTTATTAGGTCCACCCATGAATTTATAAAAGGATGTATCGGGTACGGCAAATTCATATATAGCGTGAGTACTATTTGACTCTTTACTCACTATCTGAAAAGGTAAAGGAGTACCGTCTGACGGATTTAGTGGTGATGGAACTGCATTGACATTAGGCAAAGCAGACGCTATTACTTTGCTGTTGGTAAGTGCATTTAAGTTTTGCGGTATATAATATAAACGCAGACTCAAAAGATCTACATCTGATATAGAATCTGAATTAATATTATACAATGATATTAAACATCTAAACTTAAAACCTGGGGACTTGCCATAATACATACGGCTAAATGTCTCTATTGGTGTATAATTCCATAACGATGGGTTTTCTCCCAAAAATGTTGACAATGGCACTGCTGTATTAACTGTGACATTAGGGTCTACATTTGAAGTGTACACTTGTGACTTGTACATTCTTCTTAGGAAGTGTCTTATATCTAAAGATGGCATAAGCCTTGTCATATGAGCTAAATTTTGAAGTTTGGCGTCTACTCTAGTTGTATGCGACTGCTCTTGAGGTTCATTCATGACTTTGATTGTACCGCTTTGAGGTAAAAAAGAATGCGGCTCACGAACGTTCATAACTTTCTTCAGTCTAAGAATCTGGTACGTTTTCAACATACTCACATCAGCACTAATGCATTTGGTAGAATTATCATATGTCCATGTTTTAATTATAGCTTCAAAAGCGTCATTATCACCAATAGCCTCTCTTACGGCTGTCCAATTGTTGTAAATAGTATCGCCAAGGCCGTGCATGTTTACTTTTCGATACGCTTCAAATTCGTTCCTTTGCGCATCGGTCCACTTGGACTTATCCATAGTATAATTCTTATGTTTAAGACTATCAACAAATAAGTGTAGCAACGTGAGCTCTCTATTCTCTCCATTTCTATAAAAAGCTATATTAGGTTTAATGCGAGTCACTGAGACAAAATTATGTTTAGGTTGATTGGCACCTACTTTAGCGGGTTGTAATGCAGATTGAGGGCCAGGTATCACGCCAAAACTGCTGTGATAACTAGTAGCCGTTGTGTAACCATAAAAAGTCAAATCGGGTTCACCAGATAAAAAGATGTTAAATTCAATAGTATTTGGTGAAGAATCTGATATAACTAAAGGCTGAGCTACATAAATATAATAAATGCCATGGAACAGAGCTTCCGTATCTGTATTCGTCGCGCAAGGTGTAATATCATTGCGACATAAATATGGTAAAGAAACTTCATGCTCTTGGCCTCCCTCTGTAAATTCTAGTAAATGAGTTGGTGCATTAACCACACTTTTATACTCGGGGTATGCTGTGGCTATTCTGACCGAAGGGTTGTACATTTTAATCACTTTGAGTTTACATTGTTGTTTATTATTCATTACAGATTGAATGGTGAGTTTCATAGACCCTCTCCATCCTCTACTCATAGAATGCAACAATTCCAAATTATTATAACACATTCTGCCATCTGTTGCCTGTTCGGCACCACCTTGGAAAGGTGAAATGGGTCGCGCCCACTTCATGGTTCCTACTCCGTCGTTGACGCTAACAGTGAATGTTCCTATCAATTGTTTCTTAGTTATAATATTAGAAATAGCCATCTCGTCCACGTCTGATCCAAATATTGGTTCTTTCACAATACGGTTAAATTTCACAAACGGATCCAATTTTTCAAAAAATTGGGGACAATCTGTATTATTAACGAAATTGGTCTGGTTAGTTATAATACGTTCCTGAACTTGAGGTATATTAGGGTTATGAAGCCCGGTATACTCTCTAATAATTTCACGTCCTGAATCTATAGCATCATTCACTACACTCTTCACTCCGGTTGTAGCCGAATCTAACAAGCCTGTGGCAAACGATTTCACTTCACTTATTAAACCCGACTGCGGTTGAAATTGTGGAGCTTGTAACTCTATGTCAATTGGTAAATCTTCACCTGTTAAACATACGAAGCCAATACGGGCAAGAATACTAGCTATTGTTATAGTCCCTGTTACGTACGGCGCATACTTCATGAATCGTCGGTAAATCTGTCTCTTACGTTCTGGTGTATACTCATGCCAGTGACTTAAATTATTCTCACTGGCTACCTTATCAAAATCTTCATAATTTGGGTTAAAACAAGACATAAGCTGCTTGCCACTTTGGGCGGTCCAAGTGACGTAACGTGGTGTAGGTACAGCTAAATCAAAATTCTTAAAACAAGCTTCCACTATGATCCGCAACGAAGTAGAAGATCCAGTGGATGGTTGCAATGGGTTCAAAACCATATAAACAAGTGTGGCATAATTGCCATTAGTAACTGTTATATCCAAAGTTGTATCATATCCGGATGTTTGTTCCATATCTGTTGTGGCTAAATCAGTATTGCAATACCATGGAACTGGTATAGCTACTGAAGTAGCTTCATTGGCGTGTAAAAATGCATGGGGACCAGATAATATAGTATTAATCAATCTCTTATTATTGGCGCCGACTAAAGTTGGATAAGCGGGAAAGGGTGGTAACACGCCTACCAATACACATCCAGCGTGCGTTATAGTCCCAGCCATTGAAACATTAATTATCAAGTCTGGTCTACCATAAGCGGCCATCTTAAACATATTCAAGACAGATGCATTACTACGTGCTATATCTCCTGGTAAAAACTTAACAGTGCTAGTCAATAAAGTATAACGCGCAGCAGTACTAGGGTATATTACTTCATCTACATAAAAAGGTCTCTCAATAAAAGACTTAGCATCTACTCTATAAGCGTCGGGTATATCTACTTTCATAAACTTATCATTAAATGGCGAATCAATTTCTTGTATTTCTCTGGTAGTCACAGATGCTACAGTGGTAGTCATATTCTGCGAACTTATATCAAAATCGGTATTAGATACCTGTTTAAATTTATCATCTACGTTAATTAATTGAGCAACAATAAATACTTTCATCCCGCATATTGTCAATAACGGGCAATAAGTGATAATTTATCAACGTATCATCACGGCCGTTCTACATCACTACAAGAACGTTTTATAACCGTATAATAAATACATTAGCTATAGGTTGCCATCCTGATCAACAAGGTTTTATTTAAATGGTAAACTCCATTATTATTATTATTTACAATTATACATTTACAAAATTTTAGAAATTATAATTTTTCTTCTGCATAGTTACTACATTATCATAACCTGCAGGATCTTCCAATATACGTAATACTCTATTCTCATCAAAAAATGCTTCAAAAGGGTAATTATTCTCAAATGTGCGTGTCAATTCGGCGAACAAAGTTGGTGAATGTAAGTAAGATTCGATCTGCATAGAACGCATCTTACCTACCATGGCTTCATAAGTGTCTTCTGTAGTTGTATCAATCCATTGTAAAGTATTCATTATCGTGTCCAAGGATAAACAACCCACATATCGTCCCAAACGTGGGTGCATCCTAAAATGTCTCTTAACATACGTCAATTTGTCGAAATCTTGTGTCGCTTTTGTAATTTTACTCTTATCTCCATTCGTACAATCCATTCCCAAAGATTCAGTTACCTGTCTAATAGTTAACAAATTAAAATAAGGAGCTAATTTATCATCAGCTCCAAAAATTTTATCATCTCCTGTTACAAAATCAACTACAGCATGTACATCATCTACACACGGGTTTGGTTTGTATCTATATATAACCAAAGCTGTCAAGCATTTATTTAATAAACAATTTAACAACAAAGTCAACCAAGTTCCCGAAGGTAATCCATGCGTCGTAGCCATAATTTCGTCATTTACCAATACAAAAGAAGTCGCTATAGTGTTAGATAACCACTCTATCATAAATGGATAATCTCCTTGGTAAAATTCTGATAACACTTCCATTATAGCAATAATAAATACTGCCAATATAGTGCCATCCCATTTACCAAAATCCGCATCTCCTGTAATCTTGCACAATTTTAATTTCTTAGCTAACTTATCTGCGTCAAGGTAAGGGTTGAATCCTACGCTAATACCT